TTAGGTTGTTCCACGAGTGTACTGGTACTCAATGCGTACCGTTAAAATCACCCCACCGATGGGGGTAATACTTCCGTCATCGGTTTCCACGCCGACAATCTGTGTGTCGATTGCGTGTCCGCCGCGTGATCTGTCTTCGTCCAGTTTTTCTTCGATAGACTCAACGATGTTATTCCTTGCTTGATCTAAGCCTGTGCCCTTCACATAGCAGACAAGCTGGTAATCAATCGTGCCGAACCGCTGGGTAATGCTCCCGCCCACGGTTCCGTCTTCCCTGTTTTCGTTTGTCGTTCTGACCAACACCGCTGGATATTGCGCGTTGCTCAATTTGTCGAAATCAAACGGCTCGCGGGTCACGAACTTGATGTCTGTTGGCGTGGTCACTGCTTGCAGCGTTGTAACCAAGTTGCCTGCGATGCTCTCTCTCACGCTCACTTGTCGATCTCCTTACGGAACAACGCGACCAAGCGATCTTCTTCCTTTGCGTTAAACCCAAAAAACGGCCTTGTCTGGTCGTTGAATGCCGCTTTCTTTGCTGCTGTTGGGTTGTCGAAGTAGACCTCTGCTGTGCGACTGTTAGCTTGTCGAACCTGCATAGACCGAAGCATCTGGCCGGTATTGAACAAGTCCACAGGACTGTCTGGTTTACCCTGACGGTTTAGCCTCGACATATACGCAGCCGTGTAAGGCTTGAACGGCCCATCCGCACCCTCGCCCACTTTGGTGCGCTTCAGGATGATCTGCTTGCCGAGAGATCCGACACGACCAATGGCTTTGTCGATGCCGCGCTTAACGTCCCGCTCCTCTTGCTTGATTATCTTTGCAAGATCGCGTGGCTTGATCGTTACCTGAAGGCCGAGTGTCATCGTGTTAGCCGTCCATAGGACACAATGCCGCGCTCGTCATCTTCGATGGTGCCGCTGTTGTCATCGTCGTACTCGACACCGTCAGCGAATACAGCAACCAACTCCTCGTTGTATCGCTGCTGGTAGAACGTGATCATGTTCAGGAATCGGTCATCTTGTACCCAGTTTGTAAGCTGGGGGAGAGCGAACTTCCACAACACCAGATAGGCGTTGCATCGAGTCCACTGGGAATCTGTCAGATAGGCCGGAACCATCTCGCCCGGTATCTGCTTCTTGTACCACCACTCATTGCGGATAGTACGGGTCAGATCGGTCTGCGCTTTCGCGTGTTCAGTTGCGAATGATGTGATGCCAAAGTCCAAGATGTCGGGGACAAGGGCTACCAGATCGGAGTCTTGAGAAAATGCCATGTTATGCCCCTACCATTTGACCAAATCTGACCAATA